CGACGTCGGAATCTAGGATCGGCGCGGAGGCCAGGACGGCATCCCGCCATCCGTCGGAGCCGTGTGCGGCCATCACCTGGTCCACCCAGAGGTGGACGGGTGAAGCGAAGCCGTACTTCGCGAGCAGGGTCTCCGCCTTGAGGCGGTTGATCGTGGGCATGGTCGTCGTCTCTCCGGTCTGGGGTTGCGGGGAATAATCAGTCGATCTCGGCGAAACGCTTGGCGGCGGCAGAGCGATCGGACCGGATCGCGTCGATAATCTCGGGATGAGCGGCATCGAAGGCTGCGAGGGCATCGACGGCGGCCCGCTCTTTGGTGGAGTAGTCGGCTCCCCCGCTATAGATCCCGGTCCCGATCGCCCGTTCGATGCGGTCGTTCGCGGCGTCGTCGGCTTCGATCCGAATGTTCGCGAGTCGTTCGACCAAGTCTCGGCGGATCTCGCCAAGGTTTTCGAGGCTCTTGGCGTACTGGGCTTTGATCGGCTCGTAGATCTCCCGGACTAGCGCGTAACGCTCGGCGGTAAGCCCAACCTTGCCGACCAAAGCGACAACCGTTTGCCCATTGGTCGCGACTGGAGCCTTGAGAATGGTCGGCCCGTAGTGCGAGGCGACTTGCTTGCCGTCGATCCGGGCCACAAGCACCGCCCCGCCGATACCGATCTTCGCCTCGATTTCGATTGCCGATCCGTTGCTCGCGGTCCAAGTCAGGGTCGCCATCGTCGTCTCTCCGGTCTGGGGTTGCGGGGAAGAAAGTCAAAGTGTGAGGTACGACCCGTCGGCGGCAACCAAGTAATAGGCGACGAATCCATCGCCCTGCCGCTCACAGTCTCGCCGGACGTCTGCCGCATCCATGCGGCCGGTCCCGACCCACTGGCCGTCTGAGGCCAGCGAAAAAATATGGCCGGTGCGGTCGGCCGTCATGACGAGGTTCTCGTCACGGTGCAGCTTGGCGGCGGCGGCGGCGGCGGCGGCGGAAGGGAACATCTTCGTCTCTCCGGTCTGGGGTTGGGGTCGAAACCAAGGTCGCGGGCCGGGAGTCGAACCCGGCCGAACCGCTCCGCGACGGGGAAGGTTAGACGGCGAATTCGGAGTGATGTCTTGCGGACTCGTCCGCGGATTCGTCCGCCGTGGCGGGACGGACTCCGGCAAGGCGACGAATCACCCACTCATCGGAAACGTCGTCCCAGACCTTGCGCTCGGTATATCCGACCACGATCCAAATCTCGCCATTCCGCCGCCGGAACGTCTCTCCGGCAAAAAGGCCGAGCGGCCAAAACTGGTCGTCGGGCAGGGATGCGAGTTCGGCAGCAATCTTGGCGTTCTCGGCGTCCAGTTTCCGCCCGGTCTCCAAAACCCCTTCGGCCAAGGCCGCGAGGTCGGGTCGACCGGCAACGCGCAAGATAATCCGATTTCCGCCGATTTCAGGCCCGACAAACTGGACGGCCAGTTCGCCGGTCTCAAGCCGGACGACGGCCCCGCCGAAAAACCTGCGTCCTTTAGCCTCGGGGAAAGTGTCGTCGGCCACCCATTCGATCGGCCCTTGGCAAACTTCCGAGCCGGGTCTCTGTGCGGTATAAGCCAAAGTCGCCATCGTCGTCTCTCCGGGCTGAGGTCGTCTCTCGTCTCCACACCCTGATAATATCCCCAATGGGCGGACGAGTCAATAGGCATACGACAAGTTTTTTGCGATTTGTCGACGTTGCTTTTTCGCAACACGACGGTCACTCGTACCATCGTGCCAGGTCAAGCTCCAAGGTCTTGAGAGCCTCCGCCGCCATCGCCCTTGGATCTTCGGCCGTCCCGTCCGCGATGGCGCGTAGCACGTCCTGATGGATGAGGTCCTCCGCCTCGTGCGGCATCCCGCCGAACTCTTTGTGGTCCAGGATCACGAGGGCCTCGATTCGCCGCTTCACGTCGTCGATGGTCATCTCGCCTTGCCCCCCGCCGGAACGAACTTGATCTTCCGCCCCGGCTCGGGTTCCGTCTTCGCCTCAGTCTCCGGTTCCCAGCCCGGATTCCACCGCGACCCTACCGGCTCGCCATAGTACTCGACCCGCCCGTCCGTGGACGCCGCGTTGCATTGGAGGCAATGGACGAGCCCGCGACGCTTGACCGACCGGCGGATGGGAGGTCCGCTCTCGACGTGCCCGCAGACCGTGCACGGCTCCCCCATACAGAGCGTCCGGTAGGCGTCGACCATGTTCCACGGGAGGCACCCGGCAAGGTGCAGAAACTCGCCACCGTCCAGCGGGTCCGGGACGTCGTCGCCGTAGTCGCGTCCGGGGTCGATCGCGCCGACGTCCGCGAACCCGGAGAGGTCATGATTGGTGTAGATACGCGCCATCAATGATGACCCTCGCGGATTTCTCAAAGCCTTTACGGCCGATGGGTTATTATATCACTGCGGCTCGTCAGTGGTGATTTTCGCGTAAGTATATAGGGAGACCCGCGAACGCCATGACTTTACGCCAACGCGCCATCGCCACGCTACGCGCGGCCGGATTCGCCCGTAACGAGATTTCGCTGGCCCTGGGAGTCTCCGGGTCGACCTACGATCGCGAGATCAAGGCGATGCGGGAGGCGGCGGGCCGACTGGCGGCGAACGCGGAGTCGGCGAAACTCGCGGCGGCTCGACTGGCGGCGGCGGCGGAAGAGTGAGACGGGTGATTATGTGGCGTTGCCGCTGACTGATCTGACGACCAAAAACGCGCGGGACTGGCGATGGGCGTTTCTGGAGGTTCTGGCCAAGTCCTCCAGCGTTTCGGCCGCATGTCTCGCCGCGAAGGTCAGTCGGGACACGGCCTACAAGCATCGCGAACGCTTCCCCCGCTTCCGCGCCAAGTGGGACGAAGCCCTTGCGATCGCCACCGAACTTCTTGAGGCCGAGGTCCACGCCCGCGCCTTCGACCGCTCCGACCCATCCTCGGCGACGCTGGCCATCTTCCTGCTTAAAGCCCACAAGCCCGAGAAGTACCGCGACGCCTACAGGCCGGGTCAATCCGGCGACCAGGACATCGACGTAACCAAGCTGACCGATGAACAACTCCAGGCCCTCGCTTTGGGTCAGAGCGGCGGCCGAACTTGAGCTGCGTCGGCGTCGCCAACGGGCCGACTTCGGGACGTGGCTGGAGACCGTCTCCCCCACTTGGCGATGGGACTGGCATTACCTCCGACACACCCGCGAGGCCCTGGATCGAATCACGTCGGGGAAGTCTCGACGGCTGATCTTGTGCCTGCCCCCTCGGCACGGCAAAAGCGAAATGACCACGGTCCGCTACCCCGTGTGGCGGATGGAGCGGGACCCCTCGCTTCGCGTGATCGTGGCGGCCCACACCGCGACGCTCGCCGAGAAGTTCAGCCGCAAGTCCCGACGCATCGCCGAGAGCCGCCTCGAACTCAACATGGAGCGCACGGCGGTCGACGATTGGGAGACCGAATCCGGCGGAGGCTTGCGGGCCGTGGGCGTCGGCGGCGGCATCGCGGGTCAGGGCGCCGGGCTGGTCGTGATCGACGACCCCTTGAAGAACCGGCGCGACGCCGAAAGCGAGACGGTCCGCGAGCACATTTGGGATTGGTTCTCCGACGACCTCTACACCCGGCTGGAGCCGACCGCCGCCATCGTCCTGATCCAGACCCGCTGGCACGAGGAAGATCTTGCCGGACGGCTGATCGCGGAGATGGAGGCCGGGGGGGAACACTGGGATCTCGTGAACCTGCCCGCGCTCGCCGAGACGGGCGACCCGCTGGGCCGAGCGCCGGGCGAAGCCCTTTGCCCCGATCGGTTCGACGTCGAGGCGCTGACCCGGATCAAGCGGGTACTCGGCCCGAGCTTCGAGGCCCTGTACCAGCAGCGCCCGGTCGCCAAGGGCGGCGACTTCTTCAAGCGCGAGAATCTGTCGGTCTGGGTCACGTATCCCAGCGAGATGGTCAAGCGGGTCCGCTACTGGGACAAGGCCGGAAGCCTCGACGGCGACTACACGGCGGGCGTGCTGATGGCCTACACCCGCGAGGGGCTCTACTGGGTCCTGGACGTGGTCCGGGGCCGCTGGCTGGCGCCCGAACGCGAACGGGTTATGCGGCAGACGGCCGAACTCGACGGACCGGGCGTCCCGATCGTGATCGAACAAGAGCCCGGCTCCGGGGGGAAAGACTCCGCCGCCGCCTCGATTCGCAACCTCGCGGGGTTCAACGTCCGGGCGGAGGTCGCCACCGGCGAGAAGTCCACGCGGGCCGCGCCGCTGGCCGCACAGACGCTGGCGGGCAACGTCAAGATCCGCAAGGCCCCCTGGACTCACGACTTGATCGCCGAGTTATGCTCGTTCCCGATGGGCAAGCACGACGACCAGGTCGACGCCGCATCCGGGGCGTTCAATTATCTCGCCCGCACGGGCAAGCTAGAGGCGTTCTGA